ACAACCTCGTGAGTTACAATATCCTCGTCATCTGGAATAAACATATCTTCGCCTAAGTTTCGTGCAGCATCAATTTTAGCTACAAAAGTGTTAATCTTGGCTGTATCATCTGTCTTAAGCTTCCAAAGAATTAAAGGTCTAACTCCCCTATGCATAAGAGTTTTAAGGTCTGTAAAGCTTTCGTATTCTGCGAGGATAGTTTTTTCTAAACTATCTACAACACTAATTCCGTGAATAGAATCTGCTAGCCTATCATTTGATAAATGAAATATATCTCTTGGCTCAAACTTAATTGTTTCCCCACTAACTTTAGAAGTTTGTTCATATCTTTTAAGAATGCCTTTTTTATTAACAACTATTTTAATACTGGATGGGTCTAAAGGTTTAAGATTCAATAAAATATTGGTCTTTTCATCTCTGATAATCTCTGCAAAAGAATCCCCAGCCAATAAAGATATAACAACTTGATTGAATAATATTGATGAAAAAGTATCTTTTCCCATACCTGAAACATGGTCTAATATAACTTTGCTTCTAATATCTGTATCATAACCTTTCCCACATAGCCATATTGCTTTCATTAAAATTGCTGATTTTAGCTCAGGAATAGAATTGAAATACCCCCAATATTGAGTCCATTTTGAATTTTGCCAAGTTGTTTCGTCTTGCCCAGTAGGTCCGTAAGTGTTCATAGTTGCCACTGTAACATCTTTAACATTATTAGTCATATTGCTACTTATTGCGTTGTTTAAGTTTAATCCTGGCATTTTAAGTTATTATTTTAAAAGGGACATTTATTTTAAAGTCTGTACCGACTGTTCTGGTCTCATCATCAGTTAAAGTTATCTCATTTGATGGGTCTACATAAAATTTAAAATAGTATCTATCTCCATCTTTTAATGTTTTTAAATATGCTTTTATTTTAACTCTGAATTGATCTCCTTTTGCAAAATTAGTTTCAGAAATGGATATACTTGTTAATTGTCTAAATGTTAAATCTGTCGTTATACTACAATACAATTCACTCGTTTGTTCATTTCCGATTTGCGTTTCTGTACCAATAGAAGAAACGTGATATATAAAAATGTCTAAATAAGCGAATGCCCCACACGTTGTAACCCCCTTTAATGTACAAGTATTATTAACTATTAAATTCCCACCAATAACACAATTTTTTCCAATTTCTAAATCATAGCTTTCATCTATTATTTTAGTATAGTTGACTTCATCATCATATGCTTCCTCTGTAATCCCATTATGTGTTGAAGAATCTACTATCTGCGTTGTAATTATTCTTTTATAAACTGGATTGAACCAAGTACCATCTCCATTATATCTACTTTTTGCTAAGTAATATGTTTTATAACCCACATTCTGAAGATAATCTGCCCAATCATAAACAACATTTGCTGCAGAAGAAGTTCTAAATACTTGTGGTACTCCTTTCCCTGTTGAAGCTAAACTCATTTCAGACATTTTAAGCTGTAATTTTATCTCTGTTTTTATTTATTATTGAAATACAGGCGTCAAATCTTGCCCATAAAACATCGAGCATAGTTGAAGCCATTTCTAAAGAAGCATAACCAGACATATTAAAAGAAATAATATACATAGCGACTAAATTAGACTCTGCTTCTGATAATATTCCTTTCCAGTCTGCATTTAATCCAGCATAAGAATCACTCCAATTTGTTCCAGTTAAAACATTTATATAACTTTCAGCTTGTAAACATAAAGCATTTATTCTTGCTTCTGTAATGCTTGTATCATAGTTTTCACCCGCTTTCACGAGTATCTCATCTGACGAGCAAAATATTCCCGTGTGAGCCATTATTTACACGCCTCAATAATTAGATTTAAGTCATCAAGTTGTTTTTGGAGTTTTTGAATTTCTGCGTCAATATTTTTTTGCTTTGCTTTTAATTCAGTTAAAGAAAAAATAGAAATATCTTTTTTTATTTCTTCAGTAGTAATTTTGATATTTTTATCTACAACAACTCCATTAGCATCTACCTGATCAGATATTTCAAACTCCATTTTTAATGCTTTTTAAAAGCAGCCCAAATATTTAAACTTTTGTCTTTCATACACCAAGCAGCCCTAATTAACGCCTCTGCTATGTGTGTATAATTTCCAAAAATTTTCATATTTCCGTTATCATACTCGTATTGAACCGACTTTAAAGACAGCATTATTTCAGGCTCATCAAAAAACTTAATTTTCCCTTGTTCCATATATCTCAAAAGGTTTAAATATAAGTCTTCCTTTAATATCTTTTTATTCCTTTTCTCATCTTTATCTAAAGGACGAGAAGCATTATTTAAAGCAATAACTTTTCTCTTAGTTTGTGCTTCATACAATAATTCATCGAAGACGCCCACGCCCAAACCTCCATCATCAAGATATATCTTTTTGTATTTATGAATTCTATCATAGTACATAATCTTTTTTGTTGTTTCAGTTATTCTTGAATTATCATCAATATTCATATCAATCATTTTCATTTCTTCCTTGTTAATTCTTTTTAGTGAAACAATAACCGTCTCGTCTCCACCCATACGAGCAATATCTACTCCACAGAAATTGTCTCCATCTTCCTTAGGAATATTTGCCCTATCTAAAGTCATACAACTTCTAATTAAATCTGTAGTAAAAAACTGCATTAACTCATCTACAAACTCCCCTAAGAATTCTTGAGCATATTGGAATTTAGACATATTAGCTTTTTGTCTTGCTAAGAAATCTTTATCTGCTCTTGGGCAGTCTTCGCTTGAAACGTGAAATTTTGTAAAGTTATCATCTTGAAAACAATCGTAAAAATAGCCATTTCTCCCAAATGGTGTGGATAATAAGATAATCTTTCCTTTTGTTGTTAATAAGGCCGGAATTACAGAAACATAAACTTGTTCTGGAATAAATGCGGCTTCATCTGCGATAAGCATATCTATTGTAAAACCTCTTATATTATTCCCACTTAAACCAGTAGGCAAACACATTATTCTTGAGCCATTAACTAAATTTATAATGTGCTTAGTTGGTCTGTCCTTTCCTTTAGAAATATAATTCTTATGTGTATCTATTAGATAACCAAGTGTTTTTTCAAATAATAAAGAAGCTTGTCTCTCTACAGCGGCAATAATCATTATTGTTTTATTTGCGTGATTGATAGCATATTCTCCAGCTTTAATTGCAATAACCGTAGATTTTCCAACTTGTCTCCCAGCTCTTAAAACAAGATTAGTGTCACATTCTAATACATCTTTTTGCCACTGGTCCAAAATCATTTTACATAAAAGAAGCAAACATAAACTCCATCTAATTTTTTTAAATCATTTAATATCTTTTGCCTCTCTTTTTCTGGAAAATTGTCTGGTTTGCACTGAATTAAATTGATAACTTTAAACTCTGTGTCTATTGTTATTACATCTATAGGAGAGTGAGAGCCTGCACTTCTAAAAGCAATCTGTCCTTTTGCTCTTGCGTCATTAACATATTTTCTTTCTTTCCTAATTCCTTTTAAATATTTTTTATTCGGCATCTTTATACACCCATTATTTCTCTTACTGCTTTTTTATTTCTTGGTTTTTCTAATCTCTTGATGTTGTACTCTTTCATAACATCAATAAGATTTATATTTTCATTTGAAAAATGTCTTCTCAAAAGTTCATCTATATACATTTCTTTCAAATTTAAATCAATATCATACAAAGTAAGCATAGTTTCCATTTGATGTTCTCGTATAACTTCAATTTTAACTGGTTTTTTTTCTGCAGTGTCACAATCGATAGCATATCTCGCTAATTTTCTTTTCACGCCGTCTAAAAAATCCATATCTTCTTGTATGTCTTGTTCTAAAATTGTTTCTCTCCCATGTTTCTTATTGTGGTTAATGATAATCTGTCTTATTCTTTCCTCTTCTTGTTTAAAATTTAAATTTCCATTATTTTCTTGTTTCAAAAGTTTTTCTTCTATTTTTTTCAAATCTTCTTTAGTAATTTCCATTTCCTAGTTCCTCCATTTTCTTTTGATATTCTTCCTCATGTTCTTTTTTTCTGATCTCTAATCTTTCTTCTTCTAAAGACATATTATCAACTCCATCAAAATATT